GGCTTCCTACCGAAGAACTGCCTTGGGCACAAGTCACCACTCCAATCACCAATGCGGCAATGGGCGATATCGGGCAAACACCAATAGGTCTTGTCGAAGGCACTTGGGTGATGGGTTTCTTTATGGATGGGAAACTTGGGCAGAAACCAATGATATTGAGTTCTATTCCGGGTATTCCATTTGAGCAACCTCCAACCCAACAAGGTTTCTCTGATCCGAATGGTGTCTATCCAAAAAGAGTTGGCGAACCTGATGTCAACCGTCTTGCCAGAAATCAAGAAGATTATCTTCCAACCAATCCTGCTACTAAAGACCAAGGTCGCACCACGAACGTTGCTGATGCAAATGGTGGACTGTGGAGTGAACCTGCTTCTGCATATAACGCAAACTATCCAAAGAACCATGTCTATGAGTCCGAACGAGGGCACATCTTTGAGGTGGACGACACCGAAGGTTCAGAGCGAATTCATCAGTACCACCGTAGCGGTACATTCTTTGAAATTGACAAAGATGGTAATAAGGTTACACGGGTAGTTGGTGACAACTATGAAATAATTGCGGGTTCAAACTATGTAAATGTGAAAGGAAGTGCAAATCTAACTGTAGATGAGACTTTGAATATCAAGGCAAAAACAATCAACATTGAAGCAGAAACAATTAATGAGACAGCAACTACAGGTAATGTGACTTATAATAATGGTGAAATCACTGTCGGTGGAATTACACAAACTCAGCATACTCACACAGATACAGCAGGATTAGCAGCAGGGACTACTTCAACGCCCAACTCTGGAACTTAGTCTAAATAAGACAAGGGGATAAGTGATGCCAATTAGAAACGAAGTACAATATCGGGATTTTGATATCTCGTTTCGTGCCAATCCAATCACAGGTGCGTTGAATATCTTAAAAAATAATGATGCTGTCAAACGTTCTTTAAGAAGTCTTATCTTAACGGATCGATTTGAAAGACCATTTCGTCCATTCTATGGTTCTACTGTTCGGGCAAGTTTATTTGAAAATTTTGATGTGCTGACAGAAAGTGCAGTGCGAGATACAATTAAAAGAACAATCATTGAGCAAGAACCACGAGTTGAACTGCTTGATGTTAGAGTATTGGCAAACGAAGATAGAAACTTACTTAACGTTACAATTATATTCAGAGTTAAAAATGACGCTCAAGAAGATACGTTGACTGTCGTTTTAGAGGGGATTCGATAAATGTCGGCAAATAATACTTTGCGTGTCACAGGTCTTGATTTTGATACCATTAGAAGTAATCTAAGGGACTTTATTGCAGATAAACCCGAATTCAAAGATTATGATTTTAATTCGTCAGCACTTGGCACGTTGTTGGATTTACTTGCCTACAACACATACTATAACGCATTCTATGCAAATATGGCAGTCAACGAAGGATTTCTTGATTCGGCACAGTTGCGTGATTCTGTGGTATCTCGTGCTAAGTCATTAGGTTATACCCCTCGTTCAGCAAGAGGATCAACTGCCACAATCAATATTAAGTTTCCAAATGCGAATACAACCACTGTTGATTCATCAATTCTGATTCCAGAGGGGCAACAGTTTACATCAACAGTAAACAACATTCCTTTGGTTTTCTCTACAACAGAATCAACACTAATTAGTGCAAACTCTACTAATGGGTTTTCGGCAAATGTCAACATTACCGAAGGAACTATCCTAACGCATCGATTTAACGTGTCAAGTTCTAACACCAAGTTTACGATTCCAAATGCCAATGTCGATACTCGTTTCTTCACTGTCACAGTTCAAGAGTCAGGAACTAACACGGTTTACACTCAAGCATCAACTTTACTTGAAGTTAATGGTAATAGTTCTGTATATTTCCTTGAGGAAACTTCAAACAACCGCCCATTACTTATTTTTGGAGATAATGTTTTAGGTAAACTCCCCGTTAGTGGTAGCACAGTATTTGTACGTTATCGTGTTGTTAATGCCAAAGATGGTAATGGAGCAAACAATTTCTCTGCTACGGGTTCAATTGGTGGGCAATCAACTTATAATATTACAACTAGTGGTCGGGCGGCAGGGGGAATTGAACCCGAAGATATTGAAACTATTCGTTTCAACGCATCTAAAAGTTTTGAGACGCAAGAACGAGCAGTCACTGCCGAAGACTATAAACGCATCGTACTCGCAAATGCCAGTGATGTTAAGAGCGTATTTGCCTATGGTGGTCAAGATGCGTCTCCTCCTGTTTACGGCAAAGTTTATATTGCTGCCGCACCAACAGTCGGTACGGTGTTGTCTGACGCACGAAAACAAGAATTGGTTGCTTTGTTAGAAAAATATAATGTTCAGTCAATTGAACCTGTATTTGTTGATCCAACTTATTTGTATCTAATACTCAAAATCAATTCACGAGTTGACTTTACAAAAACTACAAACACAATCGCACAAATTCAACAAGCAATCTCTAACAAAGTGATTCAATACGAAACTGACAACTTAGGTTTGTTCGGGCGTAAGTGGAGAAATTCAAAGTTCCTTGCAACTATTGATACTGCTGATATTGGCATTGTAGGTTCTACGGTTAGTGGATTTTCACTTCAGAAACGATTCCGACCCGATTTGACTCGTACCGCATCTTACACCTTGGATTTTGATCATTCAATCAGTCATCCACATGAGGGTCATTTGGGTGTAGTTACATCAACACAGTTTACATATAACAATCGTCTTTCTGTGTTGCGTGACAATGGTCGGGGTCGTATTGATATTGTTGCAATCAATCAACCACTCGATGAACCCGTTATCATTCAACAGGGTATCGGAGAAACAGATTATCAAAACGGTGTGGTAAGACTCAATAACTTTAAACCAGATTCATTTACTGGTTCTGAAATTTTTGTGACAGGGGTTCCTTCAAATCAAAATATTGAAGGAAAACGCAACACCATTCTTTTAACAGGTCAAGTTGATGTGACTATCTTTGATGATAACACTGGATTACAAGTAGGCACTGTCAAAGATGTTGCAACTACTGGTGCGTCATTCACAGTGCAAGAAAGACCACTCGCAGGGAATCTAAGTTACTAATGGCATACGCACAGCAAATATCACAGTTTGTTGACGAACAACTACCGAGTTTCGTTCAGGACGAAGCACCGTTATTTGCTGACTTTTTACAAGCATATTATGAGTATATTGAGCAGTCAGGTCAAGCACTTGGTACACTCCGTGCACTGACACAAAATCAAGACATTGATCAAGCATCAGATGATTTTGTTCAGTTTTTCTTTAACGAAGTAATTAAAGAAATTCCACCTAATGTTCGGGGCGACAAGGCAATCCTTGCGAAGAACATCAAGGACCTGTATCGTGCTAAAGGTTCACAAAACGCATACAAGTTCCTATTTCGTTTACTTTTTGACACCGATGTTGAGTTCTCATATCCTGGTGACAAGATTCTCCGTGCATCCGATGGTCGTTTCAATAAAGAGACCACACTCCGTGCTGTTTTAGAACTCAATGGCAATTCACTTGATTCACTTGGTGGTGAAACTGTTGTTGGAAATCAGGGTGCTCGTGCTAGAGTTGACTCTATTACCACAACAATTGAATCAGGTCTGACTATTCGCACACTCAAACTATCAGAGGTTGAGGGTGAATTCTTTGACGGTGAAACATTCAGTGTTATTAATAGTACAATTACGGGCACGGTCAACGCAACAATTGGACCACTCCGTTCACTGACAGTTATTGATGGGGGTGCGAGGCATCTTCAGGGTGATATTGTCAACGTTGTATCTACACAAGGAACAGGTGCTAGTGGAACAGCACGAGTTGTCAGTACAGTCGGTGATAGTGCAGTTGACTTCCGAATTGTAAATGGTGGTTCGGGATACCGTGCTAATGTGATCTACAGTACAACTGAAGGTGGTGGCAGTACACTTACACCTGGCATTTCAGGCGGTTCAGGTCAAGGTGCATCATTCCGTGTCAAAACCATTTCGTCTGTAGAAACAGTATCTCTTAACACCGACACCATTGAGGGGATGCGAAATGTTCGATTGACTTCCGATCCGTTTAGCGCAGACCCTTTTATTGATAATACTGTTGCTACAACACTAGCATCAGCAAACGTAAACACAACACTGACAACTGCATTATCATTTAACACATCTGCCCAAGTCGGCACTATATCTGAAATAGAACTTGTCAATCCCGGAACTGGATACAGTACAATACCAACGGTCAATGCTATTGATACTGGTGTTATTGAAATTCTTGGTGAACTTAGTGATGGGTCGGGAGGTATCAAAGGTCAGAATGCAGTTATTGTGGCGAACAATCTGTTTGGCACAATCAGTGAATTAGAAGTTGTCAATCAGGGTGTTCGGTATAACAAGAACAACACGGTTTCAATTCGTAACATCACATCTTCAAATACATTCAATGGAGTTGCATCTTTAGTACCAACTGGTGTTGCAAATACGGTTGGTGTGTATGCTGACAATAATCGTGGTATTCTTGGTGGAGATAATGTTCTTCAAGACAACTACTATTATCAAGAATACTCATATGTTTTGCAGTCAAGGATTGGGCAAGATTTGTATCGTGCGGTGGTTGAGAAGTTACTTCATCCATCTGGAACAATTTTGTTTTCAAATCAAATTATTGAGATTGAAATACAACAAGAAATCCCAACAGTCGTTGAAGTTAAATCTGCACCTATTGAAATTGAATTTGTACCACCAACTCTCATCCAAACTAATTTGGTTGAGATGGTTGAAGCAGATGTTGTTCGTCGTCAAGAACTTCAATTAGACGTTGCTGAAACTGTAGTGGTTACGGCAGGACCTGTTGTCGTATCGTTTAGAATTGATCCAGTTGGAACAATTGCTCCAACAACGGTAGTTACATCACCAGAGATTGTTCTTACAATTGGAAATGTGGGTGGAATTACTTCAACAACCGCATTTGCAACACCAGATACTATTCAACCAATGGCAGATGTCAATCTGAATGCGAATCCATTTAGTTCAGATGGTGATATTGGTTCGGTCACAACAGAACTTAGCAGTGCTAATGTAGATACAACACTTATTACCGCATTGGGTGGCGGTATCATTATTACCCAATAAGTTCGTTATAAATAAAACACTGATGATAGGTAGGAATCAAAATGCCCGGTGTAGTCACAAAAAGATTTCGCTTCCATAATGCAGATCAATTTAGAGAAGCATTTGGAGAAGCATCCCCAACGAGAATGTATGCATTTTTCGGACGTATTAATCCGTTTCCAAATGACAACAGTCCTCCAACTCCAATAGATTCAGTCAAAGAAACTGACTTTGAGGCATGGCGTAATATGATTCATATGAAACGTATTGCGGCATCTGATGTAACTTTTGGTGTACCTCGTTACAACTGGGTTTCTGGCAGAGTATATCACGAGTATCAGTCAACTGATGCTAATTTGTTTGCTAACACTTTTTACGCATTAGAAGAAAATACATTCAATGTTTACAAGTGTTTATTCAACAACAATGGTGGTACATCAACGGTTCGTCCAAGTGGGACAACAACCACAAATATCAAGACTTCTGATGGTTATATTTGGAAGTATATGTACACAATTGATTCAGCAGATGTAACGAAGTTTGTGACCTCCACTCACATCCCTGTATCAAACAACAGCACAGTTCAATCAGCAGCAGTCAACGGTGCAATTGAAGTTATTGATGTTATTAACGGTGGTTCTAGTTATCGAGCAAATACTGGTAATTTCTCTGCGGTGTCAAACAGCACAGTGATGAATTTAGCAGGTGGGGCATCATCTACTGACGGTTTCTACACAAACAGCACGATATATATTTCATCAGGTACAGGTGTTGGTCAGTTGCGTGATATTATTGCATTTACTGGTTCGACTCGCACAGTAAAAGTAAACACAGCATTTAGTCCTACACCAACAACTGGCAGTTCCTACATTATCGGACCTAAGATTACAATCCGTGGTGATGGTAATCAAGCAGCACTTGCATATGCTAACACAGTAGCGGGTGGTGTGATTAAAAATATTGAAGTCACTGCAACAGGTAACAACTATTCGTTTGCAAACGTTGCGATTACTGCCAACGGTGGTTCGGGTGGAGCAGCACTTGCATATGTCTCACCAGAAAATGGGCATGGTTCGCACCCACAACGTGAGTTAGGTGGATTCAATGTTATTTTGAGTTCACAGTTGTCTGGTAACGTCTCTAACACGTTCGTAACTAACAACGACTTCCGTATTATTGGTATCGTTAATAATCCGATTGAACGAGCATCTAACACAGTTGCAACCACAGCACAGTACGATCAGACAACTAAATTAGTATTGTCGTCTGTATCTGGTGACTTTACATCGGATGAAATTGTTGTCAGTAACAGAAATGTAACTAGTCGAGTTGTTAGATTTGCAAACTCAAACGCATCAGGAACAACGGGAACATTAACACTTTCTAATCTAATTGTTAACGCAAATGGTAATTCATTTGTGGCAGCGGATACACTTACAGGTAATTCAAGTTCTGTGACCGCAACAATTACAAGTGTGGCAGATACTCCGATTATACCTTTTACTGGTGAAATTATTTATCGTGAAAATCGTTCACCCGTATCTCGTGCTGAAACACAAACAGAAGACATCAAACTTGTTGTTAAGTTTTAATTGAGGTTATTTGATGGCAATTGCTAATACTGTATCACTCTCAACAAATCTAAATGTTGACCCATACTATGATGACTTTGACGAAACAAAGAATTTTCATAGAATTCTATTTCGTCCTGGGTTCGGTGTTCAGGCAAGAGAACTGACTCAAATACAAAGCATTCTGCAAAATCAGATTGACCGATTTGGTCAGCATGTATTCAAAGAAGGGTCAGTAGTTACAGGTATTGAGTCATTCTACAACCGTCATGCTGATTATGTAAAAATTAGGGACAACTCATCTAATGGTTCCTTAGTAACAGTCAGTAACCTTTTAGGTCAGACATTTACTGCGACAAATGGTGTCACTGCAAACGTTTATCACGTTGTCACTGGTTCTGAAATTACTGCCAACACTAAGACGTTATATGTTTCTTACACATCTCGTGCAAACACCGACAACCTAACCAAAACATTTTCAAACAACCAAGTCCTCACATCGACTGATGGATTATTGTCTGCCAATGTTATTTCTGCGTCAGGTTCTACGGGAATAGGTTCAGTTGTCCGTTTAGGTGGTGGTGTTATCTATGCTAAAGACCACTTTATCCGTGTTGAACCACAGACAGTCGAGGTTGGTCGTTACAGTGCAAATACTAGTGCCTTAGTCGGATACCTTATCAACGAAAGTATTGTCACCTCTGAAAATGATTCAACTCTACTTGATCCAGCATCAGGTTCTTTCAACTTTGCGGCACCCGGTGCAAACCGTCTAAAATTAGAAGCAACACTTGTTAGACGAGATGCTGACGCAAATACAGAACCAAACTTTGTAGAGGTTCTGCGTATTAAGAACGGTAATGTTGAGCAAAAATCAGACATACCCATATATTCACAGATTGATAATTACCTTGCTCGTCGTACATATGCTATTAACGGTCATTTGATTTCTGAAGGTCTAAACCTAAAGTTGAGAGAGCATCTCAAGCAAGCAAACAATGGTGGTGTCTTTACTTCTGCACAGAGTGGTAATAGTTCATTATTCTCTGTTGATGTGAAACCAGGAAAAGCATTCGTCTTTGGTTATGAAAGAGATAATCTACTAACCAAGCATGTTGCGATTAATAAAGGTATTGATTTTGTTGACATCAATGCGGGTTCGGTGACATCCAACTACGGTAACTATGTCACGGTCAATGATTTGTCAGGAATTTGGGATTATAATAACCACGCACAAGTATCACTGCGAGATAATTTCCAAAACGCAATGTCAAACAATAGCATTGCATCTGCGGTCGTCGGGACAGAAATTGGTAAGGCAAGGGTTCGTGCGATAGAGCACTCAACTGGCACACCAGGTGCTGCTGATGCCACATACAAGGTATATTTGTATGACATCAAAATGTCGGGTGGTCCTTTTTCTAGTGTTCGTTCTATCTACTCTGATGGCACAAATTCTGATGGTAAAGCAGATATTGTATTGACTTCTAATAATGCAGTGCTTGATGAACAAAATTTTAACTTTGGTATTTTTGAAATGCCCGCAACCGCAATTCGTCAGTTACGGGATTCATCTGGAGCAATTGACACATCGTATCAGTTCCTCAAGAAATTTTCTGTCACGATTGCGACTGATGGCACATTCACACTGAATACAGGTAATGCCAACGAACGATATCAAGATACTGGATTACAAAGTGCAACTCAAAAGAGAAATAACTTTCACGTTGTGATTGAACAGACCGCAAACACACCAAGTGTTGCGACAGGTACTGTTACAAGTGGTTCTAATACCGTAGCAAGTGTCACAGGTGCATCAACCAAGTTTAACAAGGGTGACCGTATACAATTTGGTGCATTTGCGAACACCTTTGTAGTATCTGCCGTAGGTTCAACATCTTTGAGTTTGTTTGCTACACCAAACTTTAACGCAAGTGCTAACGTAATCTTCAAGGTGTTTGCGGCAGGTTCTGTTATTGATATGGGTGGTGTTGGTTCTGGTGGTGCAAGAACACTGAACGTCACGACCGCAACCTCTGCGGCATTTGACATCCAAGAAACATTTGCATCTGGTGTGACCGCATCGGTGTTAGTTGAGTTGAACCGTGTGTCAGCACGAGAAAAAGCAAAGACACTTAACTCAAATCGTTATGTGCAGATCAACACAACAAACGCAGTCAGCACTACAACTGGTCCTTGGACTCTAGGTCTTGCGGATGTATTCAAACTGAAAGAAGTTCGGAAAAAGGCAAGTGCGTTTGCTTCACTGACTGAAGGTACGGTCGTCACTGATGACTTCTTCATCGACAACGGTCAACGTGATAATATCTACAATTTATCAGCACTCAAGAAAAAACAAAATTCAACACTGACAATTTCTTCCGGTGATCATTTACTTATCAAGGTAGACCACTTCACCGAAGATACATCACAGGGTTCGGGATATTTCTCTGTAGACTCATATCCAATTGATAACACGAATTCTGCAAATACTTTGGCAATAACAACTGCCGAAATTCCTGTATACACATCACCCATCACTGGTGTAGAGTTTGCGTTACGAGACAGTATTGATATTCGCACCCGTGTAACAAATACTGCAAATAATGTTACGTCACTAACGAATATTTCGATCAATCCTGCCAACACACATACAACAATTGTGGAAGGCACAGGTAACGGATTGAGATTCCCTGCACCAAATGAGAACTTTACGATTGACTTTTCTTTCTTTCTGCCTCGTGTAGACAAGATTGTAATAGACAAAGAAGGTAATTTCCGTGATGTGCGTGGTGTTTCATCAATCAATCCTACCATTCCACCAACACCAGCAGATGCATTTGAGTTGGGTTCTGTGTTCATTAGTCCATTTCCATCTGTCATTGCACCACAGGATTATATACCGGGAGCAAATACAGCAAACTTTTCTTACATTATTGAAAACCGTGTAACCAAGTATACGAGTCAACGACTACAAACACTTGAAGACAGAGTTCGTAGTTTAGAATACTACACATCATTGAACTTGCTTGAGAAATCAGCAGAGGCACTCAATGTTACAGATGGTAATGGTTTGAATAGATTCAAGTCTGGTATTTTGGTTGATGGGTTCTTAGATAGAACAATCGGTGATGTTTCTAATGCAGATTTCAAGGCATTGATTGATGTTATTAACCGTGAACTGACACCAAGACGATATGATGCATTTACGAAGTTAGAATTCAATGCATCGACATCATCTGGAATCACACGATCATCAGGAGATGTTCGGGTTACAACTACAACTACGGGTGCGTTTAGAGCAAGTGAAACTGTATCTGCAGGTGGTGGGTCTGGCACGTTAAGGTATCAAGTTGGTACTCGTTTGTATATTGAAAATGTTACAGGGACATTTCCATCAAGTGGAACGATCACTGGTGGAACATCAGGTGCTTCTGCAACCATCAGTTCAACATTAGCATTTTCTGATGGTAAGTTAGTAACACTGCCATACTCACATGATTTAATTATTGAAAGTGACTATTCATCTGATACTCGTAATGCCGCAGGTATTGCGTACACGCACGAAGGTTTTGTTACTTTAACACCAGATACTGATGTGTGGGTGGATACTGTCAATTTACCACCAGACCGAACTTCCATTGACATCACTCGTGGCACACGCACAGAAACATCAGGTAACGGTCGTCTCCGCAGAAATTTTGCGTCTAGAATTGATATTCTATCTCAAACATCGTCAGTAACAACAAATAGAGACACCAATATTATTCCATTTATTCGTGCACAGAATGTGAATTTCCGTGGACGAGGAATGATATCAAATGCACGAGTATTTCCATTTTTTGATGGTGTGGATGTTAGTAGTTTCTGTGTTCCAACGACTTCCAGTTTTGTTGCGTCAGGTAATGTTGGAGATGCATTGATTACTTCTGCTAATGGTGAAGTACATGGCACATTCCAATTACCAAATGATGGAAATCAAAGATTTGAAACAGGTACTTTGACATTTAGATTGATTGACAATTTGAATAATAATCGTTCACTTGGTAATTTCACAACGGTTGCAGAGGGTCAGTTTACGGCAAGTGGAACCCAAGAAATTGTACAAGATAGTGTAATTACGGTTCGTGAACTACAACGTGTTAACCAAGTGGTTTTGTTTGACCCACTGGCACAGACATTTAGAGTTGAAGATTCATTTGCTGAAAACTCAACTGTTGATAATCAATATAGCATTCGTCAGAACCCATCTCGTTCACCAGGTATGTTTTTGACAAAGTTAGATTTGTTTTTTGCATCTAAAGACCCAACGTTACCAATTGAAATTCAAATTAGGGAAGTTGATCCATCGTCTGGGTTTGTTACATCGAATGTTATTCCATTCTCCAGTGTAATTGTTGAACCAGATGACATCAACGTCAATGCAACATCACCAGTTCCAACTCCAATTTATTTTAACACACCAATCTATTTGTTGACCGATGTAGATTATGCAATCGTTGTCAAACCAGCAGGTGGTTCTCCAAGATACAATTTGTGGGTTGCTCGTATGGGCGAAACTGATATTATTACAGGCAATCGTATCACTGCGAACCCATACTCTGGTTTATTATTTGTATCTGCGAACGATAGAAACTGGACATCAATCCAAGAAGAGGACTTAACATTCCGTGCATACTTTGCTAACTTTGGTGAAAATAAATCGGGTTCAGTTCAAATTGAAAACCCAGAGCAAGAATATTTTACTATTTCTAATACGACTATTGGGTTGACAACAGGTCAGACAGTTCATGGTGAGACATCTTTAGTATTCACATCACAACCAAGTGTCAATGTTGGAACATTTGCCTCTGGTGGAACCTCGTTGGCAAATGGTATCATTGCATCTATTAGTTCTAACACTGCGTCTGTAAAAGATGTCACACTGCCTAAAAAGTACACAACAGGTGAAACAGTCACATTCTTCCACGCAAACGGATTGACAACTGGTGTAACTGCTGTTATTCATAGTAATACTACACCAACAGGTGTCATTCAGTTCATTGACCCGAATGCACCAGAAAATGGTCGAATGACACTTGAAAGTATTACTGGCACATTCTCTGCAAATACACAGTTCAAAGAACAAGTCAATGGTTATACTGGTGATATTGACACTGTGACTAATTTGAAAGTGGATGAAGCATATTTACAGATTTCTCGTTTGAACCTACAACAGACAAGAACCGAATACACTGGTAAACTAGCAACAAGCACAACCTCTCGTGATTCGGCATTTAGTGAATTTTCGGATAATGGTGAAACATTCTTAGAGGCAAGAAAGTTTATTCTTGGAGATGACCAAGAGACTTCTGGTTTGAGTGGTGCAAAGTCTGCTGACTTCAAATTGAATCTCACCAACTCTAACAACAACAGACATTCACCTGCGGTTGATATAGATAGAATGGGTCTCATTGCAACAGAGTTCTTCATTAATAATGATGAAACTAATGAAAATCAAACAAGTGGTGGTAATGCTACTGCCAGATATATTTCAAAAACAGTCACATTAGAAGAAGGATTAGATGCAGAAGACTTACGAGTTCTTGTGACAGCATACTTACCAAGTGTGAGTTCACTTGCGGTCTATGGTAAGTTCCTCAATTCAGCAGACGATTCAACAATGGACGACCGACCTTTTCAAGAGTTATCAAGAACAACGGTAAGCACAGTCGTATCAAGTGATGAAGATAAAGAGGACTACAAAGAAATTGAGTTCAATCTTCCGACATCAGTATTGACAGGTGCAAGTAATGAATATCAGTACACAACTGATGGTGTAACTTACACTGGATACAAATCTTTTAAATTGAAGTTAGTATTGATGACCTCTAATGAAGCAAAGTCACCTGTAGTTAGAGACTACAGAGCAATAGCATTACAGAAATAATGAAAACTAGATATTTACAAGTTGAAGAAAAGGAAAACTTGATACGGGACACCCGAAATCAAGCAATTCTGAATACCGATTTAGAGGGTCTCAAAGCATATCGCATACAGAAACGTAAATTTAATGATATTGAAAAAATAAAATGTGATGTGGATGATATCAAGTGTGACATCCAAGAAATCAAAAATATGATTAAAGCAATCTCAAGGTAATAACATCGCATTCGTGTGTGAGATTATAAATATCCATACTGGCGAATAAAGGGGTTTAGGTAATGGCGGCAATCGCTAATGTTCAGTTATCGGATACTTTTAACCAATGGCGTGTCCGAACTAACGTAATATCAACAAGACTGAATCAGTTTGCAATCAACGAAAGTCGGTTGTATGCAAACACACTCAATGCAAATGTTACATTTGAAGTTGTAACTGGTGCAGCAAATACCAATATTTTCAGTGACCACATGAATGTCACTGCGAATACGGTGTTCTCTGGTAATGTTAATGTTGGTAAATTAGTTTCAACAAGCACAATTTCAGCATCTGCGTTTGTAGGTGATGGTTCTGGACTTTCAGGTGCGGGTGCGACTGTAGCACGATCACTTGAAGGTAACCATTCCGCAACTCCCGCAGGTAATCTTGCACTACTTTTTACAGGTGTCACCTCTGGTTCACTTGCTACTGCCAATGTCTTTACAGCAACAGGCACTTCTTCAGGACTCGTGTTTAACCCCAACACAGGTGTTTTAACTGCCAATTCATTCTCCGGTGATGGTTCTAATTTGACAGGTGCGGGTGCGACAGTTAATGTATCACTTGCTGGACAAAATGCTAACTTACCTATTCTATTCACAGGTGTCACCTCTGGTTCACTTGCTACTGCAAATGTTGAAACAAGTCGATTGACATTTAACCCAAATACTGGTGTCCTGACCGCTAACTCATTCTCCGGTGACGGTTCTAGTTTGACAGGTGTAGCATCAGCAAAAGGTGGTGGCACTGACTTGATTTTCTATGAGTCAGACCAAAACGCAACAACAAACTACAGCATCACATCGGGTAAGAATGCGATGGCGCCCGGTACACTGACCGTAAATAGTGGAGTGACGATTACCGTTCCTTCTGGTTCTCGACTCGTTATCGTATAAGGTTACATTGTGGCAATTACTTTCAACGCAAACACTGGTGTTACTACAACAGCATCTGCGAATGCCACATCGGGTGGGGTGTTTGTCGGCAATGTGGACTTTACCTCTGCGATACTGAAGAAGTTCACACCGACACAAATTCTTCAGTCCAACACTGACTTGAACCACGGCAAGATTTACTTTGCGAATACCAACGCACAAGGCAACTTGGTGTGTAAACTTCCAGCATCGGCAAACATCGGTGACACGGTTCGCATCATTGACAGTGCGGGATTTGCCGAAAGCAACAATATCATCATTCACTCCAACGGTCACAAGATTGATGGCAACCAAGCAAATGCGGTGCTGAATATCTCACGGTCAGGTGTCACACTGGTATACAGTGCGGCAAACCAAGGTTGGATTAGTGAGAAAGAACAGCAAGAAAGTCAGGTGAGTGGCGCACAGGGTGAGGTAAGTGGATACTCTAGTGGTGGTCTTGAACCCTCACCCGCAGAAACTAACACAATTGATAAGTTTTCGTTTACTTCTGATGGTAATGCAACCGATGTCGGTGATTTAACACAGGCACGAAGAGGTTTAGCAGGACAATCATCATCTGAAAATGGATATACATCAGGTGGTGGTTCAACACAATCCAACATAATCGATAAGTTCCCATTTGCAACTGATAGTAATGCGACTGATGTAGGTAATCTGACACAAGTAAGGCGTGGTGTAGCAGGACAATCATCGACAGTATCAGGATACTCATCTGGTGGTTTTGCACCACCTCAAGTCAATACGATTGATAAGTTCCCATTTGCAACTGATAGTAATGCTACTGATGTTGGTAATCTAACACAAACAAGAGATAGTGCATCGGGACAATCATCGACGGTATCAGGATACTCGTCGGGCGGTAATTCCCCACCCGTTGTCAATACGATTGATAAGTTCCCATTTGCAACTGATAGTGATGCGACTGATGTAGGTAATCTATCACAATCTAGGCAAGGTTCAGCAGGGCAGTCATCGACAGTATCAGGATACTCATCTGGTGGTTTTGCACCACCTCAAGTCAATACGATTGATAAGTTTCCATTTGCCTCTGATACCGATGCAACCGATGTCGGTGATCTAACACAAGCAAGGCGTGATCTAGCAGGACAATCATCAACTGTTTCGGGATATTCATCAGGTGGTCTTGAACCCTCACCTGCAGAAACTAACACAATTGATAAGTTCCTGTTTGCATCGGACTCCAATGCTACAGATGTTGGCAACTTGACACAAGCAAGACAGCAAATGGCAGGACAACAGGTATAGATTATGAGCAAGATTTCATTTACAGGTAACGCAAGCGGAAGTGGGTCGGTTATTCTCCAAGCACCGAACAGTAGCACGAACCGCACTCTCACTGTGTCCGAAGTATCAGGCAACATTGCGATTAGTGATGGGTCAACACTCACTGTTGACTACGCAAGCAATCGCACCACGATTGGCGGCAAGGCAGATTTCCACGGTGCGTCCACAGTCAAGTTAGACAAGTGGAACATCATCGGTGCAAACACCACACTGTCAGTTGGGCAGAACTACTTTGCCAACACACGAGCACAAGCAAACCTACAACTGACACTCCCATCGTCGGCAAACATTGGCGACACCATTATGGTACAAGACCAAGAAGGGTTCGCATCAAGTAACAATGTGGTGGTGCTACGCAACGGTCACAACATTGACGGTGTGGGACGCAATGCGGTGTTGACAGTTGACAACAGTGGTGTATCGTTGGTGTATGAGTCTGCTCGTAATGGGTGGGTGTCGGTGAAACATGCATCGAAGGATTTGGTTGGTTTCCAAGGTACGGTGAGTGGTTACACGAGTGGTGGTTATGCGACTAGTCCTACTCCCGGAAAAGTTGATACAATTGATAAGTTTCCATTTGCTGTAGATACTAATGCATCTGATGTGGGTAATCTAAGTCAAGCAAGAAATGTTAGGGCAGGACAATCATCATCAGAATCAGGGTATGCGTCTGGTGGTTATGCTCCTCCTCAAGTTACCACTATTGACAAGTTTCCTTTTTCTACGGACACTAATGCCACTGATATTGGTGATTTGACACAAGCGAGAAATAATCTAGTCGGGCAATCATCAACTACTAATGGATATACTTCAGGTGGTAATGCCCCACCATTTACAAACACAATTGACAAATTTCCATTTGCTGTAGATTCTAATGCATCCGATGTTGGTAATTTGTCTCAAGCAAGAGATAGTCTTGGTGGGCAATCATCGTCGGTAAATGGGTATTCATCAGGGGGTGATACTTCACCTGGCGCACCAGGCGAAGTGAATACAATTGATAAGTTTCCATTTGCTTCTGATGCCGACGCTACAGATGTTGGTGATTTGACTCAAATTAGAAGAAGTCCAGCAGGACAATCGTCAATTGATTTTGGATATTCGTGCGGTGGTGATTCAAATCCAGGAGGTACTAGAAATACCATTGATAAGTTCCCCTTTGCCTCAGACGATAATGCTACTGATGTTGGTGATCTGACCCAAGCAAGAAGACGGAGTGCTGGACAATCTTCAACTACCAATGGATATACCTCTGGTGGAGTTGGAGTTCTTGATACGATTGATAAGTTCCCATTTGCTTCAGATGCTGATGCAACTGATGTTGGCAACTTGACCCAAGCAAGACAAGAACCATCAGGACAACAGGTGTAAACGATGGCAATCACAATCAAAGGAACAGGTGGACTCGACACTCCCTCAATAAACGCAACTGCGAATGCTGTGTTTACTGGTCCTGTTGATTTCACACAGGCAGTGCTGAAAGGTGTCAATAAATGGCAAGTGGTTGGTTCGGACACCAATCTACAATCCAATCGGAACTACTTTGCCAACACTCGCAGTGCGTCTCTGACACTGACACTGCCCACATCTGCCAATGTCGGTGACACGATTGTCGTCCAAGATTCTGAAGGGTTCGCATCGTCCAACAACATCACTATCAATCGCAACGGTAATCTGATTGATGGGTCGGCAAGAAATGCCATTCTGAATGTAGACAGGGATGGTATTGCGTTGACTTTTGAAAGTGCGACGAATGGGTTTGTGACGAGGAAGGAAAATACTGATAAAGACCAAGACAATAATTTGTTTGGCACAGTTCAAGGATTTGCATTGGGTGGTGGGACAATACCAGGAGTTGGTATTGACTCAATTGAATCTTATCCCTTTGCATCAGATACTAACTCAACTGACCTTGGAAATTTGACCGTTGCACGAGGAAATAGCAATCACGGGCACTCGTCTAAAACTCACGGATATGTGGCGGGTGGATTTTCAAATCCACCTGCAACATTTCATAATGTAATTGATAAGTTTCCATTTGCAACACCTTCAGATAATGCTGTTGATGTCGGAGACTTGAATACAGTCACTCGTTCTGGTACGTCTCAAAATTCAGTAACAGATGGGTATGTTAGTGGGGGAGATGCTCCAAGTATCACTAATACAATTCAGAAGTTTCCTTTTGCTTCAGATACGAATGCAACTGCTCTAGGAAATTTGACAAATAATACTGCCGAAACTCCAGCAGGTGTTAGTTCAGATACAGATGGATATTGTTGTGGTGGTAATGTGGGACCTCCTGCAGCAGCAACAGACAAAATAGACAAGCATCCTTTTGCATCGGATAACGATGCCACTGCTGTTTCTACACTAACCGCAACTACAAATAATACTGTGGGAACTCAATCAGAGATAAGAGGATACATTTGTGGTGGTGGACCTCCAACTGTAGATAAAATTGAAAGATTTGGATTTGCTAACGATAGTAATGGTGTTGATGTCGCAAATTTGACAGCAGTAAGAAATGGGTTGGGTAGGTCAACATCATCCACGCACGGGTATTTACACGGTGGGCAGACCCCCGCCCCAGCAACATCAAATGAAATCCAAAAGTTTTCATTTGCCAGTGAAACAAACGCAACAAATGTTGGAGAACTACAAGAAAGTAGAAACTCTTCTAGTGGAGCGCAAGACTAATGGCAATCACACTCTCATCAACTAAAATTACAACTGCGACTGTCAATACCAGTGCATCGGCAAACTTTGCAGGACCTGTTGATTTCTCCTCTGCGGTCATTTCAGGTGAAGCAAACAAGTGGCAGATTGTCAGTGCAAACTCCAACCTGTCAGTCAATCGCAACTACTTTGCCAATACCACAGGCACAGGTGATGCCACTGGTATTGCGATGACACTTACTCTGCCCTCCTCTGCGAATGTGGGCGATACGATTGCTGTCATAGACCAAACCGCAAACGCACAGTCCAACAATGTCGTCATCGCACGAAACGGCAATTCAATTGATGGTGCAAACCGTAATGTCATTCTGAATGTGCAACGTGGTGGTGTGCGGTTGGTGTACACTGGGTATGGTTGGACGACGAAGAAGATTGAACGAGAGACACGGTTCAGTGGCGCACAGGGTGAGACGAGTGGGTATACGAGTGGTGGTGCTAGTCCTCCTATCGTAAACACGATTGATAAGTTCCCTTTTGCATCGGACTCCAATGCGACTGATGTTGGTGATCTAACACAGGCAAGACAAGACCCAGGTGGACAATCATCAAAAGTATCAGGATATACAAGTGGTGGTGGAACACCTTCTTCTGTTGATACAATCGACAAGTTTCCGTTTGCTGTAGATGGAAATGCATCTGATGTTGGAAATCTAACTCAGGTTAGAATTGGCGTAGCAGGACAGTCATCAACAGTATCAGGATACTCATCAGGCGGTGAAGTTCCTCCTAATGTGAACACAATTGATAAGTTCCCATTTGCCGTAGATACAAATGCTACAGATGTTGGTGACCTAACACAGGCAAGACGCTATTCCACAGGTCAATCATCAACAGTATCAGGATATACAAGTGGTGGCATTGAACCCTCACCAGCAGTAACTGATAGAATTGATAAGTTCCCGTTTGCATCGGACTCTAATGCTACAGATGTGGGTAATCTAACACAGGCAAGAAATCATCCTGCGGGTCAATCATCAACAATATCAGGATACACATCGGGTGGATTTTCAAATCCACCTGCAACCAGAGTCAACACAATTGATAAGTTTCCATTTGCTACCGATGCTAATGCAACTGATATTGGAGATTTGACAGTAGCGAGACGACAAGTAGCAGGACAATCATCAACAGTATCTGGATACACTTCAGGTGGTGAAGATTCTGATTTGTTTGATATAGTTGATAAGTTTCCGTTTGCATCTGATGGTAATGCAACAGATGTTGGTAATCTAACTCAAGCAAGAGATGGTGTAGCAGGACAACAGGTATGACCCTAAATAATGCGAAGGAGAATGTGAATGTCTAGTATTGCCATATCAGGAAACACAAGCGGAACAGGGGAGTTCTCTCTAGAAGCACCCGTAACAACTGCTGACCACAACATCACACTGGCAGATGCGTCAGGGAATGTGGTGATTTCTGATAGTACGACAATCACCGCAGATTACACCAACAATCGTTTTTCGTTTGGAGGAACGGTTGTATTCAACGGACTCGCCACGAACTTCAATAAGTGGGAGATACTGAATGCCAACACCTCGTTAGTCGCAAACAAGAACTACTTTGCGAACACCCAAACCACTCTGACACTCACTCTACCCGCAACCGCAAACATTGGCGACACGATTCGGGTGTTTGACAACGAAGGTCATGCGTCTGCGAATGTGGTGACGATTTCACGCAACGGCAACAAGATTGATGGGTTTGACCGTAATGTGGTGATTAGCACTGACAGAGACGGTGTGGAGTTGGTGTATGTGGGACCTGAAGTTGGGTTTGTGACTCGTGACCAACAAAGCGAAAGACCCGCTCTTGGTTCATTCCAAGGAAGTATTAGTGGATATGTTGTAGGGGGAGTAGACCCTAGTCCTGCAACAATAAACAACATCCAAAAATTTTCACTGGCATCTGATCAGAATGGGACTGATGTGGGTAATCTAACAGCAGCCAAACTAGATGTTGCAATGCAAAGTTCTGATGTTAGTGGGTATGCTTCAGGGGGCAATCCAGCGTTGGATACTATTGAAAAATTCCCATTTGCGATAGATAGTAATGCGACAGATGTTGGAGATTTGACAGGAGCGACTGATGCTGCATCAGGGTCGTCATCATTTACTCATGGATATATCTCTGGAGGTGTAATACCCACTCCCGTTGCCACTAATAAAATCGAAAAGTTTCCATTTGCGATTGATACTAATGGCACAGATGTTGGTGATTTAGTTTTAGCAATGGCGGCAGGTGCAGGTATATCATCACCAACACACGGATATCGTGCCGCTGGTTCTGGTAACGGTCTTCCCCACCCATCAAGAAATAGTGAAATTGAAAAATTTCCATTTGCGGTTGATACGAATGCAACTGATGTCGGTGATATAACAACAGATGTCAATAATCCAGGTGGATGCTCCTCAACAGAAAGTGGATATGTCATAGGTGGTAATGGTCCAAGTCCTTCTAATCCAGGCAACAATGAAAATAATATAGAAAAGTTCCCATTTGCGTCTGATACCAATGCGACTGACATTGGTAATCTCACTCAAAACAGAGCGCAGTTAGCAGGAATTTCTTCAGTTACACATGGATACGGTGCGGGTGGTAATGCCCCACCCGTTGTCAATACGATTGATAAATTCCCATTTGCCTCTAATGGTAATGCTACAGATGTTGCTGATTTACACACCGCACAAAGACAAGGGTGTATGGAAGGAGCGCAGAACTAATGGCAACATGTACATTGATGGAAAGCAAGTATGAGTAAACTTATCGTCAAACCAAACGACTCTGGTATTGGTGAAGTCAAAATCACAGGACCCAATACCAACTCCACACGATATCAGTTGCTTCCTGATGTGTCGGGTAATGTCGTGGTGTCTGATGGTTCGTTGTTGACTGTCAGTCAAGGGGGTAATTCACTCAACTTTGGTGGTGCGACTAAATTGGAAGGTGCAGTTCAAGGACTTCACAAGTGGGAAATTGTCAACTCCAACACCACGCTCACAATCAATCGGAACTACTTTGCCAACACTCGTGGGCAGTCAGATTTGACACTGACTCTCCCTGCTTCTGCGAATGTCGGTGACACTATTCAGGTGATTGACAACGAAGGTTTCTGTTCGTCTAACAACATCTTTATTGCCAACGGTACATCCACTCAAACGATTGATGGGGATGTGCGGAAACTCACATTGGCAACAGACCGTGAAAGTGTCAAGTTGTTCTATACTGGCAGTAGTTGGATAAGTAAGCAACAAGAGACACAAGTTAGATTTAGTGGCGCACAGGGTGAGGTGAGTGGATATAATTCTGGAGGTCAGACCCCAACCAAAGTCAACACAATTGATAAGTTTCCTTTTGCAACAGATACAAATGCGACAGATGTTGGTGATCTATCACAGACAAGAAGTCAAACGGCAGGACAATCATCAACAGTATCAGGATATACAAGTGGTGGTAATGATCCCTCACCAGCAGTAACTGATAGAATTGATAAGTTCCCGTTTGCATCGGACTCTAATGCTACAGATGTGGGTAATCTAACACAAGCAAGAAGAAACTTAACAGGACAATCATCATCAGTATCAGGATATTCATCAGGTGGTTATGCTCCTCCCAATGTGAACACAATTGATAAGTTTCCATTTGCCGTAGATACTAATGCCACAGATGTTGGAGATACGACTCAGGCAATACGAGAAGTAGCAGGTCAATCATCATCAGTATCAGGATATACATCCGGTGGAGTAGCACCCCCTAACGTAAATATAATAGAAAAGTTTCCTTTTGCTACAGATACAAATGCGACAGATGTTGGTGATCTAACACAAGCAAGAAGTCAAACATCTGGACAATCATCATCAGTATCAGGATATAACTCAGGTGGTGCTACTCCACCCGTTGTCAATACAATCGACAAGTTCCCATTTGCAACTGATAGTAATGCAACTGATGTTGGTGATCTAACACAGACTAGACGGCATGCCGGAGGGCAATCATCAACAGTATCAGGATATACATCAGGTGGTTTTACTGCTACAGATCATGTCAACACAATAGACAAGTTTCCGTTTGTTTCAGATAGTAATGCAACTGATGTTGGCAACTTGACACAAGTACGGCAAGCAATTGCGGGACAACAACACTAAAAAGAATGCTAAATAGTAGGAA